CGTGCTCACATGCCGGACATGCTCCGCGCACTGGCTGAATACATGGAAACTAGCACGCGCGAGGCCGCCCCCGCCACGAACATTGTGCCAATGAAAAAGGCCGCCTAGCATGGCATGGCAAATGCTGGCGTGTTTTCGTGCCAAGTTTCACCCTTTTTATACTTAAATATTCATAAGTATGATAAACGCGCCAGGAGCCAGGGTGCCGCGTCCGTGCCGTGGCGGCGTGTAGAGCGCGTCTGGCAAGACTACTCCGCCACCTTGGACCGGCGGGTGCTGCCGGTGGTGTAGCGCACCTCACGGCGCGGGCCGATGGGCGCTGGCTCGTCCGCCCGTTCCAACCGGGTGCTCTCCCCTGCCCCGTCCTGCTGACGTTGCAGCCAAATGGCGATGTCGAAAAACACATCCACCTCGGGTTTGCGGTGGTCGTTCACGATGCGGGAGAGTTTCACATGGGCCGATGCCTGGCTAAGACTCAGCCGCTCGGCCAAATACCGTGCCAGCGCCGCCTTGCTGCCGGGGGTGCGGTCGAGGTGGAACTTCAAGTCCGTCAGCCACACGTCGTAGCTGGCGGGGATGGTCAGGTCATCGGTCATGAAGAAAAATTAGGTGGCTGCGGGCCGGCGGTGAAGGTGCTCCACAGGTCCGGGTGTGGCAGGTGCGGGCGGCCTTGGGCACCTTTGCGCGGGATGCCGCGCTCAGTGTAATCTTTGAGCGGGAGCCAGGCACCGGGATTGCCCACACCGCCGTGCATCATGCACACCAGTGTCTCCGGCGGGTGTTGTTTAACCTGCTCAAATTTCATCGGCACGGAGACGCCATCCTTCGCCGTCCACACATGGTAGTAGCGGTGCAGGGCGGGATTGGGCAGGCCGTAACTGCCGCTGTCTTTGATGAAATAGCCGAGCAGCCCGAGAAGGGCCACGATGCTCACGGCGAAAAGCGGGCCGAGCGTCCCCGTGTTCCAAATCCCAGACAGCATCTTGAAGGGGATGCCAAGCAGCGGGGCGATGAACAGCAGGCAGCAGCCAAGGGCGAGGATGATCACAAAGTTTTTCATGTTGAGTGGGATGGGTGGGAGTGAGAAAGAGGCGTAAGACAGTCTGCCCTTGGCTCTGCCAGTCAAGGCGGGAACGGCTGACGCTCCCGTTTCGTTTTACGCGCTGACCGGCTGGCTGGATGCTGACACCGCGGCGCAGGGCATGACGTTCATTGATCATCTCGTTCACATCGCCACGCAGGAAACCGGCACCGAGGAGGTGGACGGCACCAACTGCGGCCCCCGCGTGAACCAATACAAGGCGGCCACGAATCTGCCGCCAGACGAGCCCTGGCCCTGGTGCGCGGCCTTCGTGTGCTGGTGTGTGAAGGAGGCGCTCAAAGCGGCGGGCATTCAAGAGACGAAAGGCTTCAAGCGCCCACGCACCGCTGGCGCATGGGATCTGGCGAACTGGAGCCGCAGGCAGGACGACAGCACGCAGACGAAACGCAGCCCCGGCACGGACATCCAGCGCGGGGACATCATTTGTTTCACCTTCAGCCACACAGGCATCGCCACGAGCGGGCCGGATCTGAACGGCTACTTCACCACCATCGAAGGCAACACCGACGGCGAAGGCAGCCGCGAAGGCGGCGCGGTGCTGGAAAAACGCCGTCACATTTCCAAGGTGCGGGACCGCATTCGTTTCAAACTGTGAATCCGCAGATTGGAGGCATGATTCCAAACCGATTTCAGAGTCTAATTCTGATAATCCTGATTCAATCTGCGAAATCTGCGGATTGACAGTTTCGGTGGAGCATGGCGTTCACGGATCATCTCGAAGTCTATCAGTCCTTCAGCGGCGCGGAGCTGACGGCGGAAAAAACGCGGCTCATGGAGGCGCGGAAAGGCTACCTGGCGCAGGCCGCAGGCGGCAAGAGCTACCAGCAGGATCTCGGCCGCATCGACGACATGCTGCGGGCCGTGGTGCGCGTGCAGAACCAGAACGCGCAAAGCACCAGCGGCAACAGCAGCCGGGGCACGGTGGATTTTTCTTTGATGTCATGATCCGCAGATGGGAGGCATGATTCCAAACCGATTTTCAGAATGAGCCACCGCGACATGCAAACCGCCGCCGTCCCTGAACAAATGCGCGCCATGCAGAGCCTGGGGTTTGAGGCGCAGAGCACGGAGGATCACCGCTTCGCGGAGTGGGCCGGGTATGGGCTTATGCTGTCCCTGCCGTCGGACATGAAGATGAACGTGCGGGAGGCCATGGCCGCCGCGCTTGGGGCGGCGAAGAAGGCCGGGGTGGATGAGGCACGGGCGGAAATGCGCAAGGTGCTGGGGATTCGGTAGGAGGGCAGCGCTCCCGCGTTGCCGAAGTAGGAAAGGCAGGAGCCTTTCCCTCCGCGTTGCCGAAGTCGGAAAGGCGGGAGCCTTTCCCTCCCCGTTGACGCGGAGCGGCACGCATGCCCAAACCGCTGACGAACTTCATTGACAGGACCATCGCATTCTTCAACCCGCAGGCGGGGGCGGAGCGGCTCCAGGCGCGGGCTTACCTGACGCAGTTTGACTACGACGGCGCACGCGCCAGCGGCAGGCGCGGCGTCACCGGCGGCTCAATGTTTCGCAATGGCTCGCCGGAGTCACAACGCATCAACCAGGATGCCATCTCCCTCATGTGGGAGAGCCGCGACATGGAGCAGAACTTCTGCCTCTGGCGCGGCATCCTCACGCGCACCACGCAGTATGCGCTGGGCACGATCCGCTGGCAATCACGCACCGGCGAGTCACGCGTGGATGCGGCCTATGAGGAGTATTGGGAGAGCTGGTGCAAGCGGGCGGACATCACGCAGCGGCACCATCTCAACACGCTGGTGCGCCTGGGCCTGCGCAGCATGCTGCGGGATCGCGACTTCGGCCTGGCGCTGAGTGATGAGGATGGCGAGCTGCGCGTGCGCGGCATCGAGGCCGACCGCATCGGCAATCCGACCAGTCCCGTCATGCCCGGCGAGAAGAAGGTGCAGGGCATCCAGCTCGGCGAGCACGGCGAGCCGGTGGCCTATGAAATCTTCAAGCGCACGCAGAACAACCAGTATGTGGCCGAGGCGGAGCTGCCGCCGCAAAGGTTCCTGCATGTGTTTGATCCGCTGCGGGTGGACCAGTATCGCGGCGTGTGCTGGGCCGCGCCCGGCCTGCCGCACATGCGGGACTTGTATGAGGCGCTCGGCGCGGAGATGGACGCCATCAAATTCGCCGCCAGCTACGCGGCTTTCACTCGCACCGAGACACCCTTCGCACAGCAAGGCGCGGCGAGTTTTGATGACACCAAGGCCGCCGACGGCAGCAACAAATACGGCGTCAAACCCGGCACGATTCAGCGTTTGGATGCGGGCGAGAGCATCGTCTTCGCGCCCGGGGCGCAGCGTCCTTCCGGTGCGTTCATGGCCTGGTTTGAGGCGAAGATCCGCGAGATCGCCGTCGGTCTCGATGTGCCGTTCGGCTTTGTGTGGAATCTCGCGCTGCTCGGCGGTGTGACGGCCCGCATCGAAGTGGCGCAGATGAAGCGCACGCTCGATCACTTCCGGGGCATCGCCCGCGAGAAGATGCTGGATCCGCTCAAGGACAAGGTGCTCATGCGCGGCGTGGCCCGGCGTGAGATCCCGCCGCATCCGAAGCGCGGCGCAGGCCGCTGGGGTTTTGGTGCCGACATCACCGGCGACATCGGCCACGACACCAACGCCGACCTGGCGCTGCTCAATGCGGGCATCTTCACCGAGAGCGGACTCATCGAAGGCAAATACGGTGGCGACTTCGAGGAGCACGTCTATCAGCAAGCGCGGGAGATCGAGATCCGCGCCCGGGTGGCGGAGGAAACCAGCATCCCGATTGAGCTGCAAACACAGCGCCTGCAAGGAGCCACGGCGCAGATCGCGGCGATGAATTCACGCGGCAATCCCGAAGCTGAAGCGCCCGTGTTGGATGCGAATGCGCCGGAGGGCCAGACGCGGGGACTTGGAGACGGGGAGACGGGGAGTGCTCCCGTGCCGGCGGGACTCGCGGCGGCGCATGGCAAGGACGCGGTCAAAGGTTTGCTCGACATCATGAAGAAGCTCAACCTGGGCGAGATCACGCGTGAGCAGGCGGTCACGATCCTGGTGGCGAGTTATGGCATGGACTTGGCCGAGGCGGAGATGGTGGTGCCTGGGTGAGTCAAGAGGTCAGGGCTTCGCGTCAAGAGGGTCAAGGCTTGACTATTTGACTCGTGCGGATGCACGTTGACGCCATTCGGCCTGCATGAACAACGACTTCTTGAGCCGCTTGAAAAGCTACATCGCCAAGATGGAGCCGCACCAGAAAGAACATCCGCGCGGCAGGCTACTGATCGAGGCGTATGAAGCGCTGCGAGACGCGGATGCGGCGGGCATTCACACCTGCCACGATCAATGCACGCGGCCCTTGTGCGTGTTGCAGCGGCGGGTGAAGGAACTGGAGGTGGCTCTGGAAATCAGGGTTGAATCGGTGCCATCTGCGGATTGAAATCGGTGGTTGACGTTTCGCGTCCGGCATGGCTCAAATCACCAAACGTCTGTGTCTCCCGGTGGGACAATACCTGAAGCACGGGGCTACCAAGCCCACGATTGAATACCGTGAGATCGGTTACATGATGGAGTTCGCCGACGGGCAGGGCAACAAGTGGGAGGAAGTGCGGCTGCATGTGGATGCCCTGAACCCGGTGCTGGCCACCCTGGCACGCGGCCAGATGGACAAAGGCAACGCCAGCGCCCGCGTGAAACTCTTTGACCTGGAACGCAAAAAGAAAGGGCCGGAGTCCCCGGAGGAAGCGGGCGCGGAAGACGATGATATTCCGGTGTTCTAAATGTCCGCTCCCGAAAAACTCGAAGGCGAATGCTACGGCGGTTCCTGCGATGGGAAACGCTTCCTGCACACCGCCGACATGAAGCGCGTGAAGATCAAGGACAGCGACGGCAAGTATCAGGTCTATGCCTGGCATGAAGGTCTGACCGCCGAGCGCGGCAAGCCGGTGTTCGTGCATGTGAGCATCGAAGGGTGGAAGGTGTGATCCGCAGATTGCGCAGATTCAAACCAGATTGCCAGACTCTGATTCTGAAAAATCCTGCCTTGAATCGGTGAAATCTGCGGACCAATGAGAAACGCCGCTGATCGTGAGACCGGCGGCGTTTCGTGTGATGGTTGCGGGAATGCACCCGCGCTGGACTCTTCGCGGAGTGTCAACGATTTGACACGGCGGGCAGGGCATTATGGCTGACCGTCCGCACCGACTTCCTCCTTCCTCCGATTCCACGCCCTCGAAGAAACCAAGCACGCTCAAAGAACGTGCCCGCAACGCGCTAATCACCGGCACGGCGGGCGGCTACCTGGGCGGCATGCTTGTCGAGGGCACCACCCGTGTGAAGATCCCGGCCCTCACCCGCAAGCTGCTGCGCTTGAAGCGCAAGACCGTCGGCATTCACGGTGCCCGCACCGGTGCCCTGGCCGGGGCGCTCATCGGCGCACGCAATCGCGGCGAACGCAGTGAGACGGCCGATGCCGTGGCCACGGGCGGGGATTGGAAGTTTCAGAACCGGATTGACCGCAGAGAAGCAGAGGGGCAGAGGGGCGGGAATTGGATCCCAAACTCTGCTCCCCTGCTCCTCCGCCCCTTTGCGGTAAAGTCTGGTGTTCGGGGTTTCTCCGCCTTCATCGAAGACATGACCTTCAGCGCCTTGTCGAAGGACGTGCAAACGGAGGTGCTACGCTTTGTCGATGCCCAAAAAGGCACGCCGGTGGTGCATTATGGCATGGGGGTGAAGGAGCTGCTCGCCAAGGCCGACGCGGTGAACCTGGCCAGCGCCCGCAAAGCGCAGGGCACGCTGCGCGCCAGCCGTGCGCGGGACGAGGTGCTGGGCAAGATCAAAGACGGCAGCAAATACATCCTGCTCATGAACGACCGCATCGTGGACGGCCACCACTTCCTCGCCAAAGCCGAACGCGGCAACGTGACGAGCTCCCTGAACGTGCTCGATCTCACGCCCGCGCGTCTGAGCACGGGCAAGGTCACGGAGTTTGCTGAAGCCGAACCCCGCCGCAATCGCACGCGGGATCTGCGCGACAAGATTGGCCTGGCCAAGGATGTTGCGGGCCTGGGTGTCACTGTGGGGGCCGGAGTCGGCGCGCACAAGCTCTACAAAGGCGGCAAGCAGGTGCTGCGCAAGGTGGGGCCGCAGATCGGCGCGGCGGCCAAGGCCTGGCACAAGGCCGCGTTGAAAACCGGCAA